AGCCATTGTTTAGAACAGCGGCAGCTTTCACCTGTTTGGTGTAAGCCATTGCACGAGCCAAGCCTTTGGTATATCGAGCCGACAGCGAATCGTAGAGGTTATCTTCGATTGCCTCTTCGGTCAGGCTAAAGCCAAGAGCGATGGTTTCGTGGTTGTACCGTGCAGTCCATGCTTCCTGTGCATTGTCATAAGCGATGGCTTGGCCTTCGTTTTTGACTGGTGCAGCAGAGAAACCAGACAGCTTGGTTTCTTCTTCAAAAGAACGCTCAGAGGTTTCGGTATCGTAAATCTCTTTGTGCTCTTCGCCGTAGCGAGCGTACTCCAAACCAAACAGCGCATTAAGTCCGGGGAGGAGTTCCTTAAGTAGTTGGGCGCGTGAAATTGCCATTTTAAGTTACTCCTTAGACGGCGGTAGCCGTGTAATACTCATGGCAAGCGAAGTTGATTTTCACCAACATCTCAGGAATCTGAGTAAACACAATGGTTGAACTGGACGGGATCGTTGTTGCAGTGTTGCCCAACGAAGACGTAGCCACGTTAATTGCAATCGAAGTTGTACCAGCGGCATAACCCGAGGTAACAAACGAACCCGTGCGCACAATTTGGCCGTTCGATGCAAGATACGAAACGTCAGCACCCTGAAGGATCGCGTTTGGCAAACCACTGCCCGTCAGCGTGATAGTCGTCGAAGACGAACTACCCGTTGCCGTCGTAGGCACAGCCGTATCAGGAACAACACCGACCACACGGCATGGAAATGCCGCAGTTGTCAGAGTTGACGAATACGCCAGCGCAACAGCGGAGTTACCCGTGTTAGCACTACCGGTATTGTCTAGAACAGCATAGTTCTGACCGATCATGGCATAGCTGCCCGAAGCAATAGTCGTGCCGGACGAACAAACAACCGCTTTAAACACGGTGTCAGGATCGTCACAAACAATAGCAACTGCATCACCAGCCAGCGTACCGCCCGGCCAGTATTGAGAAAACTGCTTCTGCTTGGTTAGGGGGTTGGTATACGAACAACCTAGGAAAACGCCAACCATACCTTGTGCAGTACCGTCACTGGTAATGCCCAAACGCATAGCGTTTCCACGGATAACCCGTACAAAATCGCCGTAATAAATACTTACGGAAGAACCGTATTGGATCGGAACTTCACGGGTAGAACCCGCAAAAACCTGACCACCGATCAAATTGACCGGTTTTAGCCCGTAGGGGGCGTCAATCGTGGGATAAGCCATTTAAAGCTCCATTAAAATTTAACTGCCTTTGCCAAAACTTACTGTTGAACGCCGTTCGTTAAAGATAGGCATTCTAGGATCACTTTGACGCATAAGATTGTTGTCTACTGATTCCGTCTGTTTACGATTCATGTCTTCGTAATACGAAGCGCGTTGTTTCATAAACTCTTCAGGGATTTTGCACAACAACAGCCCGCCAACCTCAACGTTGTCTTTGAATCGACTGCTAGGGTCAACAAGCATTTGAAACTGTGGCTGCTCTTCTAGTTTTACTGGTTCCCAGCCTTCCCTCAATTTAGAAGAAACGTTGCGGGGGTCAGAAGCACTATTCAGAGAAACCCTAATCCAACGATAAGAGTACCCAGCTTGTTTATCCGGCTCCGGAAGAAGCTCTGGCGGGCGCCAAAACTCGGGACGGGCTTCAACTGCACGGGTTTCAAGATCACGGGGTGTACGGTCAGCCATTTTATGACTCCAGTTTTAGAACTTCGCGGGCATATTGCTCGTTTTTTAAGCCAAGCTTTTTAGCAATGTTTTGTTGAGATGTAGTCAAAACAATGCGCTTGGATGATGTGCTACGAGTTGCGGGAGCCACAATCGAGCTTTTTGGAGGTGCCTTGGGAAACTTCTCAGGGAACCTCTGTCGCATTGTTTGATCAATGCGTTTGTAGTATTCGTCAGAAGCCACAACAATACCTTCGTCTTTCAGTGCTTCGTGCAAGGCCAGAGCCATGCCCGTCATCACCTTATCTTGACCAAACCACTGATTCTGTTTTTGCCAGCGAACAGCAGTTGGATCAACTTTTGGCTTCTGTTGTTCTATTGGAACATGAAACTCTTCCTCTTGTAAAGGGGTTGGTCTATAGTTTTTAACTCGTTCATTGTCATTGGAAAGTCGATTCAATTCCAATTGAGCTTCAAGGATTTTGTCTGTATCACCAGACTCATATGCCTCTTTATAGGAAGTCTTTGCCTTCTCTAATTCAAGCTCTACCGCCCTTGAAATGGTCGAATGAGTGACCTTTTCAGTGTCATTTAGAGAGGTTTTTAGGCGCTTATTCTCTTCAAATAGGCGCTTTGCAAGGGCTGTAGCCTCTTGGTTTTCACGCAAAACACGCTCTTTTTCGCGTCTTTCGTCGTGTGCAAGCCTCTTTAGGGCGACTAATTTGCCCTTTACCTTAGCTGAATAGTCCTCTAACTCGTCGTTATAGAGGTCTTCTGCCACCTTTTTGGGCAAAGGCTCCCGGTTTTTGTCTGCTTCCGGGGTGTCATCTTCAATTTCTACTTCAATGTTGTCGTCTTCAGCCTCATTTTTGACTTCAGATTCGATTTCATCGGGGAATTTGAACTCTTCTTTCTCAAATTCAGCCATTTTTAACTCCTTATTTACGTTTGATGCCGCGTGGATCATCCACAACAGCTTCAATAGTGTCGTCGTTAATCAATCGGAAGTCTTTGCCGTGGATTACCAGCCTAGAACCTGCGTTTGGACGTACTAAAACGAAGTCCCCCTGTTTGCACCAAGGACCAGAAGGGAACTTCTTGGGGTCTTTGTATGCGTCTGGACCCAAAGCAACCACAAAAAGCACTGTGGTTAGCATTTCTTCTGTGTAAACGGTCAATGAGGATTTGATAAGTCCGTTTTCAAACTCCTCTTCTACCTCTGGAACAGCACAAAGAATGTGATACCCGACTGGTTGGGGGAGTTGTTTGGCTTTGTCTTCGGCGTTTTCGGGTACTTCGCCGTGTTCTGTTGCCAATACGAGTTTAGTCATCAGATTCTTCAACCTTATCAAGTAGGTCTGTTACGTTTAAACGAGTGGTGTGCAGACCTTTAATCACACCAACCATCTCTCTGTACTCTGCGTAGTCTTTAGGCGAACCGTTGCCGGTTGCCTCACGCAGAAGTTCAATTCTGTCGTCTATCTGTTTAATAAGAAGACGTAAATACTTATCAATCATGGCTGACCCTTGCGTAATCTAGCTTGTTCGATTGCGGTTTGAACTCCTAAACGGGTTCTTTCTAAGTCGTGGTCATGCTCATTTCTGAGTCTGGCCTGTTCTGTTTGCGCTTGGATACGCATAGCATCTGTTTGCGCTTGTTGCTGAATTCTTTGTTGTTCAATTTGTAGCTGCTGCCCTTTAATTTGGGCATCTGTTTGGTCTTTCGCTGCCTTACGTTGAACTTCTTGCCCCTTAATCTGGAGTTCAGCCTGTTGCATCTGAATAAGAGGGTCTTGGGCTTGTTGTTGGGCTTGCTGCTGCGCGGCTTGAGCTTTGTCTGCCTGAAGCAATTGCTGAGAAGCGGTAGCAATCAGTTTAGAAAGCTCTACTTCTAACTCTTTTGGCATTTCTTTGTCAGGCGGCGGCATCGTTACACCCATTTGTTTCTCTAACTTGGCCCTGTAAGAGAATCCAAGATGGTCTGCAATATGTGCTTGTAGAGAAGCCATAATCATTTGCGCTTGCGGATTCTGCCCAATAGTTTGAGCGACCACCGGGTTTTGCATAAACGCTTGATGCGCTGCAATATGCGCGTCTTGGTCCTGATAAATAAAAGCTTTTAGAGGCTTTCCCTTCATTGCATGAATGTTTTCAGACATTGGGTCCATTGGCTTTTGGTCATCTTCTAATGCAACTAATTTAGCTGCATTTGGAATGCTAAGAACCTCAAGCATTTGCCTATGCAAATACGCCAAGTCATACAACTGAGGCGCTTGCTGTGCAAGTTGCATGACTGCCTGATATTGGACAACCTTTTGCGAAAGCGTTGCGGCGTTTGGGTCTGACACGGGAATCACATCCACCATGTCGTAGTCAGACTTCTTGGCC